AACATGATGAGGCCAGCCACAATAACGACCACTGGCAGGCTCCCTACGCGCAAAAGAAACATGACGCCAGTAACAGAGATAAGGCAGTAGATCACCACCATGGCGCCTGTTACTGAACGGGGTTCTTCCATCGTGCTCAATATGTCCTTCATAGTAATAGTATAAATGACCTACCCACTAAGTAACGTGGGGAGGCCATTTACAATCACGGATGAACGACACTTGGTACTGATGCCATCAGGCCTGTAGCGCCCCTAGCGAGTGCTGTATCAGCCTGCTGCTGAGTCGTAATGATGTGCGCAATCAAAGGCTTGCCTGTCGCCTTGAGAGTGTCCCACACACCCTGCTCAGCATTCCACTCCATACCGAGCACATCGAAGTTCGACAGGTCCGCGCCTGCAACCTCGTTCGGGTACATCATGCACATGGACTTGTACCCCTTCGCCTTCCCGCGCGCAGCGACACCACCCTGGATGAACTGCTTGATCAGCACCCGATCTTTAGCATGTGGAATGGTGTCGAGATAGTCGAACAACGCATTCTCAGAGTCCATGTCCCCCTGCGAACCAGTCGGCTTACTAGATGTCACCTTATGGTCGATAGCCAACACAATGTCGTCCCCAACCTGATCGACAACATCCTTTAGCTGCATGAAACCTCCGGATGCCTGTTGTAGGGTCTTGAGCGTAGACCAGGGGGTGTTCCAGATCTGGTAGTCCGTGCCCGGCACTGTACGGGTCGTCACCCAATCGTGGATCAGAACAAACTCGCCAGTCGAACAGCGGCGCACCGACAGCTCCAACGCCTTGAAACCGGCCTTCAATGACTCTGTGAGGCCCTTTTGAGTGAACTCCGGGTACTCGGTACCACCGAGCCTGTGAGCCACGTAGAACGGCTTAGAGGCCAGGAAACGATCAACGACACTGCCAGTAGGAGCAGGAGCAGGCTTCGGCACCCTGCGTGTGCCGGCCACCCACTTATCCCCTCCTCGGTCTCGAACCCAGAGAGTCCCACGCACGTCACCGCCAGCGCGACGCAACCACAGATCAGGCACCGGGGATCACCACCTGGACACCAAGGCCATTCGTCGCCTGAGCGTTCGGGTACGTGAACACCGCGTCCGTGTCACCCTTGCCCTGGGCGACCGCCACCGTCTGGAGGTTAGAGCCAGACTGAGCCGCGAACTCAACCATTTCCCAGCCCTCACTCAGTGTGATCTGGCTACGAGTCTCTTCACCGATAGAACGCTCGAACGCGTACGCGAACACAAGACCCGTGCCCGAAGCCTTCTGGGCCGTGACCGTTGTGGTCTCCTTCGGCTCCTTTGTCCGATCCTTCGTGCTACCTGCCGTAGGCGTGCCACCGCCGCGCACCGACAGGGCCACATAGCCTGCCTCGACATCCTTGGCTGTCTTCAGCTCAACCACCTGAGCCCACGGCCCGTAGGCGATAGTGGACTGCTGGGTGCCAACCCAGTATGGTTCGACAAGCACTGTCCAACCAGCAGGCCAGGTGAACGCCTGATCCGACTGGGACTTCACGTTGACGCCGACGATCACCGTGTCCCCGGCCTGCCCATCGACAGTGACCGTGCCTGTGTCGCCCGTGTACTGCCCGCCCGCGTGAGCAATCAGCGTCGCCGTCGTTGCAGCAGCGTGTTCAATAAGGAAGTAGTAGGAACCATCAGGCAGTGCCTCAGCTTCCGCCTTGGAGGCCACCACATGAATCTCTGGGCGCGTCACGTTGACGTTAGCGACAGGGGCAACCGGGGAGGGCACAACAGGCGCAGCCCCAACCAGTGCACTGAGCGACACCTCCTGATCAACCGCGAGGCCGATTTCCTTCTCCACGATGACACCACTCGGACCAGTGATACGCACGTCGTATGTGCCCGGTTCAAGGTCAATCGACACAGGCTGCAACGTGTTCTGCACAACGTAGCCACCAACCAGGATGTCAGTGACAGGATTGTTCGAGCCGACAGGGCTAGGCTTAGGCGTCACGTACACGCTGATCATCACATGATCGCCAGCAGGGGTCTTGACGCTACCAACAATGCGAGGCATTGTTCAACTCCTTAAATTGTTATTGGTAGTGCTGTGGCCCTGCCACATGATGCGACAGGGCCACGAGGCAATTAGTTGGTGTCGCTGTCAGGCGCACCATAGGCAGGCGCCAAATAGGTACCCCCCGTATGAACAGCCGCGACGAGCAGGCCAATCACGGACAGGATCTGCTGAGCAACCGTAGACCACTGCTCCCAGTTCTCAGCGGTCCACCCACCATAGGCGACACCAACCATGCCGATGGCAGCAACCAGACCGTAGAGAGCCTTACGGCGCTCAGGGGTGAGCACCGTCCACTTCGTGCGGTCGGTGGTCAGAACTTCATTCTTCATCTTCAAACCTCCTTATACACATTATACAAAACGTGAACATGCAAAAAGCCCTGGACACTTAAGTAGCATCCAGGGCTTTTTGTTTAGTTCTCAGCGGCGCTTGTAGCGTGCGACAGCCAGCGCTACACCACCCACCACGAGGATGCCTGTACCAATCAGGCCAGCAGGCGTAGCGCCCGTCTTAGCGAGCTTACCCTGTGTTCCACCCTGTGTGCCATGAGGCTTTTCGACAGGTGCAGGAGCGGACGGGGACACGGACGGCACAGGAACCGGCGTCGTTTCGACAGGAGCAGGTGTCGGATCAGACTGGGGCTTGTCAGACGGCTCCAGCGAAGGAACCGGGGCAGGGGTCGGCATGCTCACATCAGGGGTCGGCACCGGAGAAGGCTCCGGCTTCGTCATAGTCGTGCCATCACCGTCAGCGCCACCATTCGCCTTGACAGTCGCCGTTGCTTCCAGCTTCACACCGTTCACCTCGGCGTGGTTTGTCACCGAGGTCTGACCCTCGGGAATACGCATCTGCTCAGGAGGGTAAACCATACACACCTCCACATCATCAGGGGCCGTGAACTTAATCGTATTCTTATCCACCTGAATAGCAGAGATGAACACAGTCGTATTCGGGTCCCATGTAGCGCCCTTCGCGCACTTCACGTCGGTGTTCAGCGCCGTATCGAAGTCCTTCACGGTGTACTCCGTGCCTCCTTCGGCAATGAACTTAATGCCCCACCCAACGGTGCCATTAGCATTCGTCCAACCAAACTTAACGTTGGAGGGGTCAGCATACTCGTAGTGGGCGGGACCCCGGCAGTCGTTAGAGCACTTGCCTGTAGCGTCCTTGTCGCCCCACACGAGGGTCTTTACGACCTCACCATTCAGGCTGATCTTTCCCTCATTGGTACCGACAGCAGCATCCTGAAGGCGCGCACGCGCCCACCAGGTACCCTTCACGTCCTTCTTATTGACATAGGCGTCAGGGATTGTCGTAACCTTACAAGTCAATGTCGCCTCGTTGGCAGTGCACTCACCGATCTGAGACCCGTCATCAAGGGTGAAGGGGAACGAGGCGTTCCACTTGAACCCGCCATCAACGGATGCGACGGTGAACGACTGGCCGACAGTAAGGTGCTCAGTCTCCCACGTGCCAGACACGTTGACTTCAGAACTAGTCTGTCGGCTCATGGACTGCGCCGAGGTGACTGTAGCGGTCATGGTGTCGCCTACTGCGTAGGCGGCGGCAGGTGCAGCTACGAGCATGCCAACACCAGCGGCGGCTGTGATGATCTTCTTCATTGTTTTTCTCCTTATCGGTAGTGGAAGGGGGCCGGTAGTTACTATTGTGACTACCGGCCCTCACTATTCTCAACTCAGTGCTGCGTGACAAGCCTCACAGTACCATCGGCATCCTGCTCAACCGTCATCCGACCGTGGATAAGCTTGCCATCTTCACCAAAGATCGAGCACCCACCATCAAGACGAGTCTGACACAAGCCGACAGCCATAGCACCCGTATCAGACAAGAAGTAATCGTCCCCCTGATACGACAGCCACCCGGTACGCATAGCACCATTAGCTTCCAGGTAATACCACTTACCCTTAAGCTGCACCCAGCCGGTCTGCATCTCACCCTTCGAGTTCAGGTAGAACCAATGTTCACCATCCTTCACCCAACCGGTCTCCATAGCACCATAGCGCCCATCATGAACCGGGTGCAGGTAGTACCAGTGGCCATCAATGTGCTGCCAGCCAACCTGAATCCAGCCCTTCTCATTGGCGTAGTACCACGAACCGGCGACAGGAAACCAGCCAGTCTCGAAGTTGCCAGCAGGCAGACGATACCACCAGCCACCATCCTGCGACACCCAGCCCTCCTTGTTCAACAGCTCAAGGTCAAGGTCGTCGTAGTACTGCTGAGCCTTCTCAATGTACTCATTCGCATACGCATCACGCAGCGAAGCCGGGCACTCAGTCGAGTAGAAGTCGCTATGAGGGAAGACGTTCACTCGCCACTGCGGACGGCCCAAGCCGTAACCTCGACACAAGGCAGCAGTGAGGTGTGCACCAGCATCCAGTGTCTCCTCACTAATGTCCCAGCCACCATCAGCACCAGTGGAGTTCGCGTGCTCAATACCAATCGACTTCTTGTTCACGCCCGGGCAATGCCAGGCCGTGTCAGAGTCATGGACGTACTGGCAAATATTGCCATCAATGTCCACATCATAATGTGCACTCGTACCATTCGAGCTGAACGCACCATACACGCCACTAAAGCTCATCGCCTTACCGGCGTTATGGTGGACAACAACACGATCAAGAGCGTTACCACCACGCCCATCATCAAAGTTGTCAATCCACATATTCGTGTCGGCAACGAGGTCTTGCCAATTCATCTCTTCAACTCCCAGTGTCCGAAGTCTCTCAGTTCCGTTTCAATCATATCAGCAAAGAACTTCTCCCCTTCCGGGGTCACAAACACCTGCCAATGATAACTAGGCCGCTTACCACCCCGAGTAATAGCCCGACGCACACCAAGCAAACCCTCAGCCTTCGGTGTTGGCATATTAATACCGCCACGGCGCTTCAGATAACCCTCACGAGCCAGCAGCCTAATGACCTTAAAAGCCCCAATACTACCAATGCCCCTAGCAAACTCAAGCAGACTCGGTTCCATCACACACCATCCACATCAGTAAAGAAAGCAGCAAACGGATCATCACCCGGATCAGCGAACATGACATCAACAGGCCCAGGCTCAGTATCAACAGGTCGCAGAACATCCTTCGGACGCCGCATCGTCTTCAAAATAAGCGTCCAGTCGATAGGCAGGTAATCATTCAACAAGATCATGTCCTTGATATTCAGACTGCCACGGACCAGCTTATTGTAGAAATACCGATCCGAGTGTCCCCCAACCTTGCGCCCATCCTTGAACGCCGACAGGCCCGCGTCAATGAATTGCGCAAGCACAAGCGCTCGAAAATCATCAAGACGAGCCTCGACATCAGCCGGGTAATCCATCTTCTTTCGCGACGCTCGCGCATTCGCCATCCGCGCACGCGCAGCTTCCAGCTTCACAGGATTCTCGATCTTACTCACTTGCCAGCCTCCTTCTTGATCATGTCAGGGCGGAACCCCGACCAATGCTTCACGATAGCTCCCTTGGCATCCTTCACAACAACGACAGGGGCCTGACTGTACCCGAGGCTCTGAATGAACGACAGGGCCTCAAGGTCCTCAGACACGTCCACACTCTCGTGCGGGGCACCCAGCCCATTCAGCTTGCGGTACGTAGCCACACACTGAGGGCAACGAGGCTTAGAGTAAACAGTAATGCTCAACTTCTTCTCACTTTCCAGTCGAACCAAAGCCACCCTGTCCACGCTTCCTCGTGGACAAAGCAGGCTCAGCATACAATTCAGACAGGCTTTCCAGTCGCAGGACCACGATCTGCGCAATGCGCTCGTGTTCTTCAAGAACGACAGGGCTGTCGGTCAGGTTATGCAGTGGCACAAGAACCTCACCCTCATACCCGGAGTCGATCACACCGACACCATTGGCGAGGATCAGGCCCTTCTTGTGCAGCGACGAGCGGGCAAAGACAAGGCCGACAGCATCCCCGGGGATGTCGAACATTTGCGGCATGTAGCCCGTCTTCACCATGATGGTCTCATGAGGGTAAATGATGTATGGGATCGGCACCTCCAAGTCTGCCCCCGCGTCGCCGTCATGCTGCCTGTAAGGTCGCATTTCTTTCTCCTTCCTCTTTGTTGGTAATAATGTGAGGGCCTGTCTTTATGTTCGACAGGCCCTCACTGTGCGTGTTGTAAGCCCGCACAAGGCCCGTACCTGGAAGGACGAACCCTCCTAGTACGTGTTCCTGAGATCAGAGGCGCGCTGTCTCAGGCCGTCTTATCAACCAGCGCCCACGAGAGGGCTTCCTCGCTGCTCTGGTCACTTGCGCTCCAGTGGATAGCGTCGAGGGCAGTGTCCCAAGGGTCAGTTTCATTCGCCTCTAGGCCGTGCAGTCGTGGCTCCTGCGCAAGCTCATCCAGCTCCTTGAACTCTGCGTCGTGCAGCCAGTAAGTGAACAGTGGCACATTCACGTTGTACTTGATATTGTGATGCCCCCAATCAGACTCCCAGCCGCTAATGTCATGCACACCACCGTTACTGTCGGTGAACTGGAACTCTGGATGGTCGAGGAGACCTGTGTACATGCACAGCTCACAGGACCCGTCAGTGTCCGTGTATGTGTTGTCGCTGTAGTCAGTCAGTCAGTCGCAGTTTCATGCTGTTTCTCCCTTCATTGTGGTGGTCCCCTTGATGAGAGTCGAACTCATACTCCTTACTGGAACCCGGGTTTGAGCCGAGCGCGTCTGCCTGTTCCGCCACAAGGGGGGTGGTGCCTCCCAGTGTTCACCGTCCCTTGCTTGCAAGGTACTGAGAGGCTATTCAGTTATATGTTCAGCATAGCACTAGTACAAACACTATGCTTCGTGACCTGGATCAATCAACACATTGACGTAATCCTGTTCCAGGATCAAGGCAAGAAGCACGTCAGCATCTTGCCGGATAACTTCAGCCTCAAAGCGGTTAACCGTCACCCAATGCTGGTCAGTCACCTTCAGATAAGTCCCGTGCTTCTCAGTGACAACGACACTGCCCTTGGTCGTAATGTCATTGAAGTCCTCACAACTCAGGATAGTTGTGACTTCTCGCTTGCCGACACCCTCTGCATGCAGGATCTTCACCTTATCAAGGCCCATTGTGTGAAGCTTCTTGTAGCCGGCCCGCACCTCATCAAAGGTGTCAATGTATTCCTGGTTGTTCATCGTTTTTCTCCTTCCAATAGCTGTTTGCAGTATTTCAATACAAGACCCCAACTAGAGTTGTAGGGGTTGTAGCGATGTTCAAGATTAGCTATAGTCTTAATTTCTTGAACAATGCGTCGTTCGTTAGAGTCCATCATGCTTCCACCATTGCTCGATCAATCTGAAGCATCATTTTTGCAAACAACTGTACAGTGTTCCAGTCGGCATCATCTCTCTATGAGTGTGCAATAGCATAAATTTCAACAACATCTTGAAACTGGTGGTAGTTGAGGCTTTCTAGCTCAGGACTGTCGAAATTCAGAACAATCTCACTAAACTTTGCTACCTTATCCCACTCGACACTATCCTGTTGAGATTGAGCAATGCTACCAATTTCCTTAGTCAGGCTGGCCAATTCAGCATTCATTAGTCTCCTCCTTTCAATTCCGAGTACTTCCAAGTCTTAATGTCACCATATGTAAACATAATGGTGCAATCTTCACGCCTACGACGATGTGAAGCCCTATGACTGGCGATACCAAGATAGTTAAAAGACCTACAACAGGTACAGCAATAGCAATCTTTAGTCAGTCTTGCTCTCATTTATTCATCCAGTCATAGATCATTGCTTCAGCGACACCCTGGCACGAGTCATAGTCCTTAGCATAATCAGGGTACAGCTCTTCAAGGGCATCGTTCGTATCCCACCAACCCTGCCAGTTATCTACTCCCAGATAGTCAGCAACGTTCATGCTCACTGCCTGTGAAAAGACTTCACGAAGCCACTCTTCAGTGACGACGAACTTACCATCACCAATGTACTGAACGCTATTCATCACACCAGCACCATCCAATCTTCCTCGACAGTCTTAGACATTAGATCATCCGACATACCGGAACTAAGAAGAATATCCATCTGATTCACCCAGAAGTACCCATACTCCTCAGTAACCACCTTAAAGTACCTATTACCCTCTGTATCGATCAGAACAGCACCAAGCGCGAGACGACCAAACGGAATAGGCAGCTCACTGAACTTAATAAGCATCAGTTATCGCCTCCACTGACCTGTACATCGATATCAGGCAGCAGCTCTTCAGGACGGAACTGCACCTTATAGTGATAAGTATCCACAGATGCAGGGTCCATCTGCTCCACGAAGTAAGTGACGTTATCTGAGATACCCAGATAATGCTTCTTGTACTCTCCGTCACCCGTCTTGCAGGTGACCTCAAGCTGAGCATCCTCCTTATCCTTCGTGATCGAACACAAACCTTCGATGCTGAGAAGGTACTTATCAGTGATACCATTGACAAAGACAACCCTGCGCATCACACGGAAGTTATCCGAGTCATTGCTCAGGTTGTACGAGGCCGTCTGAGCCGGGGTACAAGCCCCAAGAGACAGCATGAGTGCACCTGTAATGGCAACCAGCTTACGGTTCATTTGTTCTCATTCTCCTTTGCAAGATATTCGACAACAGTCATTACACGGCGATACTCATGTGTTGCATATGCAGCATAAGCGTCAGCCTCATCTTTGGTTTCAAAAAGACCAATGATGCCAGGGTCATCACAGTCCGAGTCCCATACAGCGTACAGTGTATCCAACATTTCAATTCTCCTTCAGATTGTATTCGACAATAACTTCTGATCATTCAGCTTCTTTAAGCGACATCACGATCCGTGAACGTAGTAGTATCATAGGGATTCTCCCACGTCTATGCTCGACTCCTTTCAAATGTCACCAACTCATTAACAGGCTCCACAGTAACCTCTAGAACCATCATAGATGGTGCCTCTTTCAAGGGCACCCAACCCCGACAGTAAAGGCTTCAGAGTCATCCCACGCTGTCTCCAAGTCATAGCGGACAAACGCTTGCTCATGCTCAGTGAACACATCATCAATGCAGATCACACGCATCCACCACCTGCATCGAACGTCATGTAATCCTTCGACAGGAACTCGTATGCTTTAAACTCAGCAGCCGTGTTCTTCATCAGATAATCCCATAGTGGACGACACGCACGACACCATGAGTCGAACGAACAATATCAGCGAACTCCTCGTGAGTGTACGTATGACCGTCGAATCCGACCCACACCAACTCATTGCGGCTGCCATCACCAACGACGCGCATTGCTTCCCAGGTGCCGACACAGATGACAGTGCCTGCCTCGATGTCGAAGGAGTCCATCACGATTCGTAGGCACTCAGGAGTGAAGCACTCAAACTGCGTGCTGGTGAGGTCGGATGTGTTGGTGGTGGTGATATTGGCTTCCTCAAGGGCTTTGACGAATGCCTTGATGAGCGGGTCAAGCTCAGTCATTGTTGTTCTCCTTGTCCGTGTTGGTGTCCGTGTTGGTGTCCAAGGGGTCAAATAGGATCACGGGCAGGTTGGTGGTGTCTTTGTGTATCCGGGCCGCGAACTGTTCGTGGCTAAGGCAGCGGCCTGTCTTGGCGTGTATCCACTGGTGAGGCCCCTTTGAGGCATCGACAAGCACGAAGATGTGGTTCCTGAGGCGTACGACAGTGCCGGGGACCATATTGTATGTGGCGATCCTTTGTGGGTTGCCGAGGTTGGTCAAGGCAATGAACTCACTGGGTTGTAGGTTCATGTTTTCTCCTTTCGTTGTTGATACTCATATCTTAGCAGCCAATCAGTGAGTATGCAACGTGACTTGACCCACTACCTACTAGCCCCATAGAAAGGTGGGTATGCACTGAAAATACACGCGGGGGTATGACACCCCCGCCTCTCCCCTTCCCCCTATAGCATTTGATTTTCTTTTTGTCAAGTCGAGGGGCCCCCAAATCCCCTCCCATGTTCCTCTACCACAACTCCCCCAATTTGTCAAATTATGCGCCCCTGGTCAATGTGTAAAGACAATCTTGTCACTCTGTCAACTCAAGTCCCCCTCCAACTCGCGTGACTTGCATCATATGACCCCAGTCACAAATCAATGCTGCGTGACTTGCATCATGTGATGCATTTCATACTGCGTGACTCACATCATATGACCTGACTCACATTTTCAATGCTGCGTGTCCTCTGTCACGTACAGCTGCGTGACTTGCATCATGTGATCTCCGTCACCTGCGTTGTTCACCCCACATGATCTACATCACGATAGTGGTCCAGGACACAAGAATAAAGCTTACTCGGAAATTATACTCGGGTTAATACTTAACCTCACCGTTACCTTCGTGACTTGCAACCTAGGACTTTAGTCATGCATCGTGACCTGCATTACATGACCTGGATCACACTTCGTGACTCACACCACGTGATAGACACCACAAGCGCAGACCCCCATTTTTGCGAAAGTCTTTTTCCTGCGTGACCACACTCACGAAGCACAAGTAAAGTCGTGTTTACCTTTGTATCAACTTGCACGAACTGACATGATCTATTCGTCAGAGTGTCAGGAGAAAAAATTCTCGCGAAAACCCCCTTTTTCGCTGATTATTTCTAGATTTTTCTCTTAAAATACAATCAGCAAATTATTACCTACAGAGAATAGTCATAAAACATAGTTGTAATAATCATGTTCTATACACAAGATGTTCTAAAATAGATAATATTCTTAATACTATAGATAATATTATTACTAATAAAGAAAATAAAAAGATCCACGTAAAGAAATCATAGAAAAGTAGTAGGTGGTCAGTTTTTACTCATGTGTCCCCCGTCACCCTTCTGTGGAAAAAACGCTCTAAAACGCCCTCTCACGCTCTTATCTCCCCCTACCTAGGCCATGACACTATCCCCACCCTAAAACTCGCTCAGATCGCCTTCTAGACCCCTTAACGACGGTCCTAGCATCCAACGT